TTTTTTTTAAGAAAATGAGCGCTTAACAAGTTTTACGTTGTTAAGCTCCCGTCATTCGTCGGGAATAACCAATTTTAAAATTCTGCCAATTATTATAGAAAGCTGAACCTTATTCGTCATTCCTAGACAAAGCTAGTCTCCCCCCGGTAGGAGGAGTTCGCTCTGACTAAGTCAGAAAAAGGCCTACATTGTTATTAATATGTAGGGACCACCTTCTACCGCGTACCTGTCCACATGCTGAAACATGCTTCGGGTTTGGGAGAAATGTATTACTCAACTAAAGGAGCATCGGTAACCACAGTTATGGTACCAAGCTTCGCAATTACATCTTGAGCTTCTTGTATGTTTACTGTTTTTGGGTCAACTTTAACTCTAAAGAAAGGAGACCCACCCGCTTCAATTTTGCAATCCGTAATAGAGATACCAATGTTACCACCGCTGGCAAGTGGCAAGAAGAATTCTTGTGGCACTCCAGTGGCTATAGCATATGGTTCTAATGATGATACGATTGGAGGTTCGATGCCAATGGGTTGGAACGATATGTAATCGTCTCCTGCATTAGCAGCGTTAACATCCGAAAGATCCACTTGAATTGTATTGCCAGTTGGGAAAGTAGATGTAGATCGGACGTTCCTTATGTCACACATAGGAGGAGGCCCGACCATGAAGAAATAATTAAAGTCATCTCCAGCAGCCTCATACATCGGTGATGTTTGTGTATCTCCACCATAATTAGCGAGATTTCTGAATCTGATGTTTGTCCGCACATCTCCCAGTACAGGAGGTTGATTGGAGTCAACAACATCGCATCGAATACCTCGATAGTATGGTGTCCTAACTTCAAATGAATTAGAAACCTGTTGATTTTGTTGGAAAATGGGTTGTCCGTATGAATAAACCTCTGGGGTAACTGTTTGATTTGCTTCTGTCTCATCAAAAGACAGGAACGACTCAGCAACTACTCCTGGTGTATATGGAATAACCTTTAATTGTGATGAACCGTTGTAGAAACGGTACAAAAATGAAGCCATATACCACGGAGTGGGTATGACTTTATCTGTAAAATTTGTGCGAGACATTGTGCGCGCACCACTTGCGGGATCTTCAGACATGCGACGTGTTCTTAGGCCTACATAACTGCTATTCTGCGATAAATTCGCGAATAGCCCGTAGCGCTTCATGAACGCACGCAATGACTTGAAGTATTCACCTGTGGTTTGAGCGGTAACATCTCGTCCGGTGTGGGATGGAACCAAAAGATTTTCATCCTCTGGAATAAACACCGTGCCAATATCTGCTTGAGCGTATCTGGTTGCTTTTTCAGTATATTTTGACTGGAAACCAGGTGCCAGATTCATTACTGGGCGTGCGATTTGATAATCCTCTCCACCACTGTGCGCTATAAAGAACGTCACAGAAGGTGAAACTGTTGGAGGGTTAGACAAATCGACAAGCGAGTAAATTGCCAAGCATCCTGTCTTGGTGTCCAAAGTTGTGGCATCAGGACCTGGATTTGCAACGCTAGACGTTCTCTTGTAAGTTTCTCGCCAATCAGTATTAGAGATGAAAGGAACAGAAACACGGAAAGTGGTTCTACCCATTTCATCTTGCCTATCTTTCAAATTGCAAACTACATTGTAATTAGTATTAAGCAGATTATCTAAACTATCAGGCACATCCGCAAGGTTGGTTTCAGGCAGAAACACAACCGCAAAACGACCCTGATGGTAAGGAGTTTTAACCACCATAATATCGTAGTTAATAGTACCGCGCCACAAAGTTCCCATCATGCTTGCGTATGCAAAGCTGCCAAGGTACAATGTTTGACTGTCGTCATTATTACCATATTGATACTGTGATAGTGGAGAAACCTCCCATGCAGTAATTTTCTTTCGATTTGTAAATAAAGCTTGCCCTGCTGTTTGGGCGTGGAAAAAGTTTGGTCTGCCAAATATGTACTCAAAATTTAATTCATCCTTAGTTTCAGGAATGAAAGACGATCCATCAATGCCATTGTCTTGAATCAAGGCCAAGGTTGTTGCATCATCATTTCCTTCAGTGTGAATGAGTGTATTATTTGGTTTCAGAACTGCTTTGCACTGTGGCTGTATTGATGTTGGTTTAGACCATCCAAAAGAGGCTGCAGTTTTGCCAACAGCACGCGAAACCCAAGCAACGGTTGAGGCGACTTTACCAATGACTGGTATGCCCGAGAGCACATCAGCAATAGTAGAAACGCCACCAGCAATTTTAGATACTGGCCCTGAAGTTTCAACTTCACCAGTATCACGCGCTGCTACGGGTGCCACATCAGCTTGAGCAAATCTATAACCTCTAGCTTCCAGTCTTTTAATTTCATGTTGGTCTCTGGCTGTGGAAATGACATCCTTCTGTGTAGGTACATAGAATTGAGGATTAATGAAACGAGCAAATACAGTGTATTTAGCAGTTTCATTCCCAGTCGGTCCAAGCAGAGATGAGAATACATACAGGAAAGCTGTACCAAATTGGTTTTGCGAGTTACTCAAATCAAAAAGATCATAAATATTTGCATAAGGGCAGATAAGTTTGAGAGAGTTGCCTTCCTCAATACTCACGATCTTGTAAGGGCATGACGTCTGGGAAGCTAAATAGCGAGTTCCTTTGCGTCTGAAATCTCCTGTCTGGTCATAATAAGGATTATAGACCAACATGAGAGCACCCTGCAAGAAAGGCTGAGCGTTGATTTTGACTTCAATCTCAATGTCTGCCTTCAAATATTGATAATTCTTCAACTTATCAACAACAATTGGTGACTTGTTGAAGATGTCCTGCGGAAAATTTAATTTCTGCAAATAATTTTGGGCATCTTTCTCATAATTTGATAGAGAAAGTTGCACAGGAATGGTAGCATCTGTTGTCTTCCATTCAAATGTTCCCAAATTAACAGGACGTTCTAAAATACTCATGATCTCATGTTTAGTAGTGTCGTTCAAAGCCATCTGCGTAGTTGCGGATGGCATTGGAACTGCATCTACTGACATTTGAACATCAGTAAGTAATTTTCCACGAGTGGAATCGACGTTCGTATTTTGATCGTGGTCGTACGAAACAACACCACTTGAATTTTCTGTATTAGAACTAGCAGTCATGTATTACGATAGGGGTAGATGACTATTCACCCTAAAGGCGGGAGCTGTATCACCAGAGCACAGCAACACTCTTTTGGTGGCAAGGAAATAGCAGGAAATAAAAAGTATCCCGTTTGTATTCTCAAATCCAGATCACATTTCCGGGTCAAGGCCA